TACTCGTCGTTCAGTCACTTCTGCCTGAATCAGCTGGTATCTTGGGTCTCCCAATGTCGCCAATACCTTACGAGATGAAATCTGACACACCTCTTCGTGTGTAGAAACATTTAATTTTAATAAATCAGTAGTGTACTGCAAATATGTTACCACACACACCGTTGAAGAAGATAAGCCTAAAGTATTTATTTTTTTATCCTGAAAATATATAACTGGATTACTAGAATCAGCTTTATTAAAAGGGTCATTTAAATAAGAACTTATGTCGCTAATTTGTATAACTTTTAAGTTTACGCTAGGTGTAGCCTTTACATATGCAGATAAAAATCTACCATAAGTGTCGTTTCCATCTAATGCACTTAATAAAACAGAAGCACTATCTTGTAATGCTTGGTCTTTACTTATAACTAAATCAGATAACTTATCTCTTGCGTCTTGTGTAGTTTCAAACGCCATATAATATTGCTGAATAAACTCATCTACACCCATCTTAATGAATTCTTTTAACTCATCATTACTTAAGTATGCAGTTGTTTCGCTTTCAATAATATTTCGTATTCGAGCTACGGCGTTATCTACAGTCATTTATTTACTTCTTTACAAGTTTTTTCACAGGCTTTTCTTCGCCTCTTATTTCATGCTTCAAGATAGCTAAAATATCTTTGTTATCTTTTAACCAAACTAACACCTGTTCTTCGTTAGTTCCTACAGCTTCTTTACCGTAATAAAACGTTTCATTCTTGTATTTTAATTTTTTAGCTTTAAGTGCGTCAAGTATAAATACACGTAAATTTTTTTCAGGGTCAAAGTGTATTGACATAAATTTTTCGTGGTTTTCTTGCGCTACTTTAATAGCTTTAGCTCTTAATACATCTACGTTTGCGTTTATATTAAAACGACTAAGTTGCGCAAATGTTTTAACATCAGCATCAGACATTTTAGCAGCTTCAATAATAGCTTGTGCAGAAGTTAAAGTTTCTTTTGTATCTAACTCTTCTTTTTGTTGTATGTCTACACGACTCCAAGTAGCTATAATAGAAGGATGGTTTTTTAACCAATCATCAGTTATGCAATCTCCTTCTATACTTCTATTTAAAATAAAAGACGCACTACTAGTGACAAATTGATTGTCTAAACCATTTACGTCTTTTAAATTATGCAATCTTCCTGTTTTATCTTTGTAAGCACTACCAAAGTTAAAATTGCTTATTTTTTTGTATTTCTTGTGCTTGTAATGAATAAGGTTTTTTGTAATCTCCATCTTGCTTTTTTTTATTGTTAAGTTAAAAAACACCCCCTCCGAAGAAGGGGTGAATATTATTTAATTATTTCTAATTATGATACTGTTACTGCAGATGCTGTTACAAAGAACCCACCTAATACTAACCAGTTTGTTCCATCACAAAGTAATTCAACGTAGTCTCCTACTTTGAATGTAGAATTTGCAATTGTAAAAGCTGTACCTGTTGCGGGTGCTACTACACCTGCATCAATTACAGAACCTTTAAAAGTTCCTGCTATAACAATAGTGTGAGCACCACTGTCTGCACCACAAACTAACTTATAAGTTAACCCAGCTGACGCTGTAGGTAAAGTTATAGTTGAATTAGCTCCTGTTGCAGGAATTAATATTACTTGCCCAGTTAATTCATCGGACAATGTAATATTGTTTGATACAAAAGTAGCAGAATGCATAGCTTGCATACTTTTCTTACGTGTAGTTAGGTAGTTACCTGTTGCACTTTTCGAATACTGTAAATTGTTGTCTATTGACGCCATTTTTTCTATTTTTTAAAAGTTTTATTAAAATTAAATTGTTACACCTGCAGGTAAAATTACACCACAAGATTGAGGGTTACGAATAATAACACCAGACTCAGATAAGATATGACATTCAAATGTATCATTACCGTTAGCAGCCATCAAAGAAGATGGGTCGTTAGGGTTAATCATACCAGGAACATATTTCTTAACGTAGTTTCTGTTGTATCCTTCAGCACCTTTAGCGATAAGCTCAACGTTAGCTACACCATCTTGTACTGACATATCCATAAATACCATTAAACCTGATAACTGAGCAGTATTAAATCCTGAAGCAGAAATACCAGAAGTCATAGATGCTACATTAGGGTCATCAAAACATGGATTGTGTACCAATTTGATGTTGTTACCTAAAGCAGAGTAAGAAGTAAAGTTACTACCTACAGCTACACCTTCACCAGACTTAGATGCAATCAAACCTGATGCAGCACCCATTGTTGCTAAGTGAGCAGTCATAGCTTGTTGGAATTGAATCATACCTTGCATTCCTGTAAACACAACGTACTCATTACCTGTAGCTCTTAAAGAGTTTAAAGATAAGTGACCAATGAATTTTAACAATTCACCTTCAGTGATACCAATACCAGCAGTAGTTAATTGATTTGCAGAAGCAATTTGTGCTAAGATTCCGTCACCCATAATTGGAAGACCAGAAGCAGCTAAACCTGAATCACCAGGGAATCCTATATCGCCTGCAGCAATAGATTTTTTACCAAACCATCTGTTCAATTCAAGTTCGTACATGAATTGGTCAGTCATTTGTTGTTCTTTAGTAAAGTACCAAAGACGGTGTCCATTGTGCTCAACCCACGTTACATCGTGTAAGTCAATACCGTTAATTTTAACTTTTCTTCTCGAAAGAGTTAAATGATTACGGTGAGTTTCTGGATAAGCATATCCTTCACCTACTTCGTCACCTAAAGAACCTTGTCCGTAAGCAGAACCAATTACAGCAACAACTTGTGCAGCATCAGCATTAGTTGCTGAAAAATCAAAAGCATCAATGTGCTTAACAACTACATCTGTATTTCCAGTGTCTACAATAGAACCAACTGATGTTACAAGAGCTGTAGCTCCACATTCGAAACGAACTACATCATTTACAGCTAACATACAGTATTCGTCATTTGCTACAGTTGAACGGATAGAAAGAGTAGAATTCGCACCTACAGCTTTATCTGCACTTAAAGCAGCCTCTAATACAGCAGGAGCTTTGTAACGTTGCATGATTTTCCACTCAAAAGAGCTTCCACCAATTACTTTTTCAGAAGCACCAAATCCTAGGCGTTCTAGTAAGTACGTCATAGAGTAGCGAGGGTACAATTCAATGATTTTCTTCGCAATCTCAGGGTACTTTAGCATATTTTGCACGAGTGAATTGTCAGCCGTGTTATACGCAGGGTCATATTTTGCATTATAAACCTTCATTTTGTTTTAATTTTTAAAATTTATTAATCGTTTTATAAACACTTCTACGTTAAAAACTTATTTGGGTCAAAACCTTTCTTCGGAGCTTCAAAACTCTTTGATGAACGATTTCCTTTTGATGGTGATGTTATACCATCCAGAATTCTAGATTTTCCTTGCTCTACGCCTTGCGTTCGAACCATTTTAAAAATCTTTTCTTTGTTTCTCCATAAGAAGGCAGCCTCCGCAACATTGGCATGAGATTCAAATACTTCTTGGGCGAAATTCCCTTTAGTTATATAATTGTATAGTTGTTTCTTATCTTTCTGAGATACTTTGCCTCCAAAGAACTCTTCTTTATCTTTAATAAAGCTTTGTAGTTCTTTTCTTGACTTTGTAGCACCTTCAGTTTTTTGTTGTTCAGCTTGTTTTTCTTCTTGACGAATTCTGTCTTTCTCGCTGTGTATGTGCTTAGTAAGTTGACTTCTTACCATAGTAGCTTCACGCTTTAAAAGACCAGCTGTGTCTAATCTATCTATTGTGTCTTCAATAGTTTCATTATCGTATTTAGCTGCACGCATATCTGCTATTACTAATTCTTTATCAGATAACTCTAAATAAGAATTTAAATTTTTAATAACATCATTTTCTTGTACAGCAGGCTTTAAAGCGTCTTTTACTTTTTCAATAAATTCTTCTTTAGATGCAGCCTCAATACCAGTTTCTTTACCTATTTCTTCCCAATTTAACTCAGGAACTGTAGGTTCTTGACTTTCAACATTTTCAGTTTCATCAGAATCCCAATCTTCTTCTGTTTCTTCAACAACTTCTTCTACAACCTCTTCAGTTTCAGCTACAGGCTCTTCCACTTCCACTGATTCCCATGAAAACCCATCGTCTTCATTATCAGCTGTTTGCGTTTCTTCAGCTTGCGGTGTTTCTGATTGAGGTTGCTCAGATAAGTTATTAACATTATCTTCTGAACCTGTCATAAAAGATGTTGGGTCAAAGCCCTCACTTTTAGGAGTTTCTTCGGTACTGCTTAATACCTCATCAATTAATTTGCTTTCTTCTGCCATTTTTTTGCTTATTTTATGTTTACAAATATATTAATTTTTTTCAACATTTTTTCTTGACTCCATTTTAACTTGATGTTCGTTGTCTTTTTCTTTTTGTTGAGAGCTAAAGTCAGCTTTTACTTTTTCCACTG